GGGCAATGTCCAGTCAGGGAGCCACGGCGGCGTTGGGGTATTCCTTGGCGATTTATCAGCATTACCCATTGGCAGGTGAGGTTGGTGAGATCAATGGCAACTGGCCATGGCCGTAACAGAGAATAGGTGAAACACATGCTTTTGTTTTTCAAGGAAAACGACAATCTGGTGCGGTGGGATGGAATGTCCAGAGCATCGGATGGTGCTTACGTCAACGATGCTACCGTGACATTCGTGCTGAAGGATTCCGATAACTTGCCGATCGTGGCGGGTGCGATGCCCTACGTGGCTGGATCGAACGGTCGATATCAGGGAGTGGTTCAGAGTGAAGCTGTTTTGGGGGACGCCGACAGTGTTGTGTGGTTGGAGGCAACCGCCGTGGCTGGCGTCCTGAACGGATTTCGTCGGATACAGGGCAGAGTGGCTTACCGCAAGGAGAATTGACCCGATGGGAAAGATAGCAAAAGACGATGAAGTGTTATTGGAGTTGGGGCTTGCCGATTCGGCGACTTCCAACGAGCGTGCCATCGTCATAGCGGCAATCAATAAGGCAGAGGGGGCCGTTCGTCGGCATCTCAAATACGATCCGGTCCGGTTGAGCAGGACTGAGTTCTATCCCCAGACAGATTTTCGGAACCTTTCACAGGGAGGCCAGTGGGAGTCGGATGGCACCAATGCTGTCTTTCGTAGGGAGGCAGCAGCGGCCGTGGACGAGTTGCAGGTCCGTCATATTCCCATCCGCTCAGTCACGTCCCTGAGGATCGACCATAACGCCCGGTCGGGAGCGACCCCGGGGAGTTTTCCGGCCTCGTCGGAGCAGGTTGAAGGCACTGATTTTTGGCCCAACTATGATGCCGTTGATTCTCAGGGAGACAAGATTTGTATGGATGGAATTATCAGGAGCTTCGGGGCTTGGCCAATCACGCCTGGGAACGTGCGGATCGTTTACGAAGCGGGATATACGGACGAGGAGCTTCGCGGTAACGAGTCGGTCATCGATGCTTCGCCGATCTTGGGAGTCGTGATAAGTGAGGCCGTGCGGAAGGCGAAGAAGGTGTTCGTGAACATGAAGCATGCTCGTGTGGGTTTTGTAGCGGGGCTGATGACCTCTGAGCGGATGGGTGATTATGCGTACACGATAGACGCCACGAGTGCAGCGGAGCTGTTCGGGCCGAGCTGGGATTTGATGCTGGACAGCAAGGAAGCTCTGCAGGAATTCGTGAACCTTTCGATGGCATATTAGGACGGGAGATTGGGATGAGTATCGGGACTGATCAAAGATTGGACGTGGAGAAGATGCGGAAGGAATTAGAGAGGACTGTGCATCAAGAAGGTTTGGAAGGGAGCATCATATTTCGTCCGACCAGGGGTGGTAGTTTTGTGGAGTTGGAAGCTCGACTGGTGCGAGATGCCTTCGAGGAGTTGGTGCGTAGTAGTCATTTGGCTTGTATTGGGATCGGGAAGATCACGGCACGGGATAAGTTGTTGTATCAGTTGTTTCGTGAACACGCTGAATGGTGTGGGGCTATCAAGGAAGTCGAAGAAACTGAAACAGGAGTACAATAGATGAGCCTGTTGGAAAATTTCCCGCATACATGCACGGTGAAGAAGCGGGTCCGAACGAAGGGATCGTTGGGTGGATCGTCTGACCCGCTCACGACGGTGGCAACTGATTTGTCCTGTTGGCAGCAGTCAGCAGGAGACAGCCAAGTGGAGGAATTTGCGAAGCGGGGGATCGCCGTCACGGATAAGGTCTACTTCACCACCGATCCGGGAGTAGACACAAGACACGTTCTGGAAGTGACCAACCCACAGACCGGCCAGACGATCACGTTGGAGGTGAAGTCCCGAGCCCTGCCCGATGCCTCTGCTGGTATGGGAGTGGTCTACCGCGTGATGGCCGAGTATAAGTCAACGCATTAGCGAGAAGGGGCCATACGGGCGTTGGAATGGGAGTGGGGTATAATCAGGGGGTGAAGGTTGGAAGCGAGTAGAGGGGCTGTTACGGGGCTTGGGATTGATATGATGGTAGCACGCTCTTTCGCACGAGGACATTTAATCGAATATCGGGATGGGCGTTGGGTATATCAGGATACACAGGGGAGTGCAGAGACAGGGAGGTTTTGTGTTCGTTGTGGATTGAAACCGACTCAGGAAGGGTATGATGCTTGTATTGGTTTTTTACCTGATACAGTATCAGCCTGTTGTGGACATGGTGTTGAACGACCGTTTGTTGTGAAGAAATAGGGAGACTGAGAAGTGAGAGTTTCAATATATTCGCTGAGTCATTTTACGCTTTCTGAGTGTGGTGATTTTGCGATGCTCATACCGGCGAAGCCTATCGAGATCGAGGAGGGGCAGCAGTTGGAGGTTGTCTGTCAAGATGTTGTTGTTTTTCAGGGGGACGTTTGCTCTGCGTGGACAAATTGTGCTGGCATTCAAATTGTTCAGGCTGTGGTTACATCCGTTTCGAGTTCTGGCCATGAGCATTATCGAGGTGGCATCTTGCTGTCTAGTCTCAGACCTGTGATGGAGCGGTTGGACAGTTATGATCGCAGGTACGTGTTGGAAGAGTTGGATCGGGAGTTCGGGCAAAAGGAGACTGAATAATGAGAATCCAATGCAATGACGTGCAGAGCTTCATCGCAAATTTGGAGGGCCAGACGGTTCATCAGAAAACAGTGTTTGTCAACGTGACAAAACACTCCTTGACTGAAGAGCCGGTGAGAGAGGCTACGTCTGTCGAGGTGTTCCTGCAACTGTCTGCCGTGATACAATACCCAGGTGAGGACGGGGATGCTTTGGTAGAGAGTGGGGAGAGCTGCGGGATAGACAGGTATACAGTGGACGGGGCGTTACAGGGGAAGGAGCAGTGTGACCACCTGATTGATTTGTTGAGAGTATTTTGTGATCAAAGTGGCTTGACGATCAAGCCCGGTATCTTGGGAGTTTAACATTAACAAGGAGACTGTAGAATGAGTACGAAGATTGAGAGTCAGGGAGAAGCGTTGAGTTTGATCCGCAATGCAGTTGAGATCGCTGCGTGTGAGGGTCCTTGGATGGGTGTCGTGTTTGGTCTAAAGGGAGGCGTGGTTTCCATCAAACAACGGGCGACGTGGGACTTCCCTAAGTCGAAGATGGATGATGCCATCGTGTTGCTACAAAAGGATTTGGGGGAGGAGAGAAAGGGCCCGATGCTTTCCGACGCCCCTCTGCCCGTCGTCGATCTTCCGAAACAGCAGATGCCGGTGGACCTACCGACTATCAAATTCCCGATCCCTGACGGAGAGCCAGCCCCGTTGCTGGAGGAAGGCCCTGTTCCCGAGTCGCCAGATGATCTGGACGATGGGTGGCTCGATGACCCTCTTCCTTTGAAGGATTTGGATGGCGATGTAACGACAGGACCACAGCCGGAGGACTGAGATTATGTTCGGAGGTCTGCGAGATTGGTGGGTGGGTGTCCGCGTGATTCGGTTGGCGGGAAGGGCCCGGCGGAAGGTGGATCACATCGAAAAGGAATTTTCCAGAGCTGTCGATAGGATAGTGGATTTCGATGAGCGGTTGCGGGAGGAGATTGATTCGCATAAAAAGCTGCTCAGTCGATCGGAGGAGGCCCTGGACACTGCTAGGGCCGAACTCCGAGTGGCTGAAAAAACGATTGAATCACTCGTGGCTTCCAACAAGCTGCTGACCGATCGATGGGATGCTGAGTCAGCCATTCAGACCTATCGTCGGGTGGCTGCATCGTCCAAAGGAATGCCTGAATGAAAATGACTTCGGATGAGGGGCTTTAACTAACTTGTGAAGGAGAAGACTAATGGCCAGTAGAGCCGAAAAAGAGCGAAAAGTAAATGATGCTTTATGGAAATTCGGTGCGGCAGTTAAAGCCGTCGAGTATGATCCGGATCACGATGATGAAACCCAAGGGGTGTGCCTGCCACCGCAAGCTGCGGAAGAAGCCTTGGTTGCTATTATGAAAGTGGTTGAAGGAATCACCGAATGAAATTGATGTCTTCGGATGAGTTGTTGGAATGGATGCAAGTATTTGCCAACGGGGTTGGACGGCAACCGCCTGGATTTTGGTATCTGGCTTCCCCGTATTCCAAGTATCCGCAAGGGACTGCGGCAGCGTTTGAGGAAGTTTGCAAGGCGGCGGCATGGTGCATTCAGCACGGGATTTTCATTCACTGCCCGATTGCTGAGAGCCACCCGATAGCGTTGCATGGAGGGATGGACTCCATGGATCACGATTTTTGGCTGGACAATGACCTGCCGAAGATCGAAGCCGCTGTGGGAATGATCGTTTGCAAGATGGAGACTTGGGAGGAAAGCACGGGACTGTTGTGGGAACGTGATCAATTCCGGGATGCAGGAAAGCCCGTGGTGTATTTGGAGTGGCCGGGAGGTCAACTGATAAGAGAGTGAAGGTGAACAAATGAGTACATCTATTTTGGATCGAGCGTATAGTCGCAGCTCTGCTTTGGCGTCGGCTGATCTTACTCGTGCTGTGCAATTGAAACAAGCTGGGGGCCTTCCTATCGTGCCTTCGATGAATGCTGGCGGCTTTGGAGCTATGCAAAGCCAGGCGGGAAACAAGCGGCGGTATGATGAATTTCGGAGTTGGACGTATGCCGCCGTTCACGCTCTGGCGAAAAAGGCAGCGGGGCAGGCCGTGAACGTTGCCCGCATCAAGGGGGCAAAGCCACAGGAAGAAGAGCGGCGAGCCCCGTCGGAGATGAAGCATTTCCTGCTGCAAAAAATGCCCCCTTCCCTGCGGACGAAGATGGTGAAACAAGAGCTGGAGATGCTTGTGGATCACCCGCTGATCGATTTGTTGGACCAGCCCAACCCGGTCCAAACTCGCTGGCAGTTCGTCTATTCGTTCGTGGCAAATTTGAACATGACGGGCAGGGCATATCTGGTGGCTGACAGGAACAAAGAGGGGAGGCCTGTGATTTGGAGCCTGCCGACTACGTGGGTGATTCCAGATCACAAAGGGGGGCCGTTCAGTAAGTTCAAAATCGTTAATCCGAAAGACCCAACTGGTGCTGGGGATGCAAAGCTGATCCCCAAGGAAAACGTGGGGATGGCATATCTGCCAGACCCAAGCAATCCTCTTGGAGCGATGCCGCCGGTGTTGGCTCAGATGAATGCCCTGCGGATCGATGATCACATACAGACTTCGCAAGAGGCGTTTTTCGAGAACGGAATCTTTCCGAGCATGATCGTCAAAATTGGAGCACAGCCTATGGGCACGGGTGTTCCGATGCGGCCGATGCTCTCACCGGCACAGCGTCGGCAGATTACTGCGGCCATCTCCAAGGAGTTACGGGGGGTGTATAACTACGGTAACGTCCCCATCGTGGATGGATTGATCGAAAGCTACGATCGTATGTCAGCCACTCAAAATGAGATGGGCTGGGAGAAATCAGAGGGGAACAATCGGACGCGAATCCTTTCATCGTTCGGGGTTCACCCGCTCATCTTGGGTGAGCCACTCAATGTAGGCGGCTACGCACAGTCAACAACCATCATGGATATTTTCTGTGGCAGCGTCAACGTGTTTTTGGACATGCTGACCCAGGTGGCCAATGGATTTATCGCTCCGATGGAATCGGACGGGGACTTGCTGAGAATTTGGTGGGAGTTGTGCGATGCGGTTGATCCGTCGATATATTCTAAAGAATTCGTTGAAGCTCGCAAGATGAATGATGTGTCTCGCAATGAATTCCGAACTCGATTGGGGCTGCCCCCTGATGAAGCCGTCATGGAGGGGCGATCAAAGCTACTGGAGACCGTCGGTGGTATGAACGGCGTGTCAGCATGGCTCACTGGCTTGGCGAGGGGCGAGATGACAGTGGGACAGGTGGTTCAGTTGATGGTAGAGTTCCTGGAAATTTCAGAAGAAAGGGCTAAGCAAATCGTCGGTACTGGGGAGGAAAAACCCATCGGTGAAATGGTCGAAACGCTCCAAGCGGTTGTAGAAGAGCTGAAGAAGCCTTGCAAGGTGGAATTGAGTGGGAATGAATGATACGAAGATACTCAACGCCCGAAAATGTTGCGTTCTACAAAGATAGGATGGAAGAGTGTTTGTGCCGCCACCCGGATGGTCGTCGTGGAATTGTGTTCAAAGTATACGCGGCTCGATTCTATGACGGTATTCGGGCATCGGTTGCTTGGGATTCGCGGACTGGGGGGAACCCAGTTTTTGGGCGTCTTGATATTTTAGATTTTGATGCATATTGAACGGGGGAGTCGAGGGTTGATCGAATGACTAGAGGAATCGTCTACTTGCTGAATGGGCTATGCGTTGCAGAGCGGCTGGCTGTTTCGATTCACTCCCTGCGGGATCACTGGAGTGGGCCGATTACGATCATGGTTCGCACAGATGAAGAATGGAATTTAGCCCATCAGATTGCCTGTGATATTTGTTGTAGTGTTGAGCAGTTCAAGTTTTTGGATGAGAGGGCGATGCTCTCCAAGACACAGATACCAGAATGGGCTCCTTATGAAGAGACGCTGTTTCTGGATGCCGATACGGTGGTGGTTGGATCGTTGGATGATTTGTTTGGATGCCCGTTGACGTTGACCAAGTGTGCAGAGTGGCGGAGCAACAGGCGTCTCACGGCTGGGTGGATTCGGAGATGGAAGGACCACATTGATCGGGAAGATTTTCTGGAGATGATTGATGTGCAGTTGAACAATCCCTACCCAGCTATCAATACGGGGGTCTTCGCATTTCAACGGGACAATACTGATCTGGCTGTTTGGAAGATGCTGGCCTTCCTCAATCCGGGTGCTGCAATGGTGGACCAGACTGCGATGCAAATTCTCACGAGTGCAATCCCACACAGGCTGTTGGATGATCGGTACAATAATTCAATCATCTATGGTTTGGAGACGGCGGATATCAGACTGATTCATTACCATGGTCGGAAGCACTTTCTTACGCGGTCGAATTGGCCGGAGTTTTTCTTGAAAACAATGGAAGCCAACATTGGGGGAATTCAGGATTGGGCGGGGAAGCATGACAGGCGTGTTCGCAAGTGGTTGCAGAGGCGACAGGAATGCTGAGTAGAAAACACTATCGTCGAGGATTTGGATTGTCTTCCATTGGGAAAAAAGTAAAGGAGTCAATTGCCCTTATACAAAAATACAGGGACGAGGCTCTTTTTTTCGATGAGCGTGGTTATGCTGTTGGGTTTTCAGGGGGGAAAGATTCAATAGTAATCGCTAAGTTGGTGGAGATGGCGAATGTTCCTTTTGAGCTTTCATATTCTCAAACAACGATTGATCCCCCTGAATTGTTAGCATTTATTAAGGAAGTGTATCCACAGACAAAATGGTTGCACCCTAAGAAGGGATTTTTCGCTAGGCTACCTGAACGACTTCTGCCGACAAGGGATTGCAGGTGGTGCTGTCAGGAGTACAAAGAAAATAGCAGAGAACATAGAGTTGTTTTGTTGGGGATTCGGCAAGCTGAAAGCCCCCGGCGAAAATCGCAGTGGAAAGAGTATACCCCTTTCGGTAATGGTTTTGGCTTGCTGCCAATTTTGCGATGGTCAGATGAGGATGTTTGGGAGTTCATAGACAATGAAGGCTTGCGATATTGTTTGTTGTATGACGAAGGATTTAACCGGTTGGGATGTGTTGGATGTCCAATGGCCTCGACAAAACAGCGGATCGTAGAGTTTAGAAGGTGGCCTGGATTTGGTCGGGCGTGGCGTGCTTCGATATTCCGGTGGTATGAAAGACACAAGGGGAAGTTGACCAAAAAGGGAAAACCGTATTTTCTATGTGAGAGATGCGATTCTCCTGAGGATTTGTGGTTCTGGTGGTTGTTCGAGGGGAAATTTGTCGGCCCGGAAACACGTAAATGTGTAGATGAGTTGTTGAGAAAACGATGCTGCGAGAATTGATCAGATTGTCAAAGCTGGTGGTGGAAGCCGCTCTGCTCCGAAGGGAGTTGGAGGTGGGGGAGTTTATGCAGCGTGAGGCGTTCCGGATCGAACGCAAGGCTGAGCAGCGGAGGCAGGTGAAGGATGCCGAAGATCGAATAGAAGAGGCTGTAGCCCCTATGTTCGAGCGGCAGTTCGATGCGGCTGCGAAGAAACTCAAGGGGGCTTCTGGAGACAACGCTGACAAGCTTCTCAAGCAGATTTTCAATCCGAGGGACTGGGACGAGGAGTTGGTTGATCGAGCCCTCCCCGCCGTGGCCGAGACGATGCTGGAGGGTGCTAAGTCGTCTCTAGCTGCCGTGGGTGTCCATTTGCCAAAGAAGGGGAAAGATACAGAATTGGAAAGCAAGGCTTCGCATGGCCCTTCTATGGCCCGAGAAAAGGCATCTACGGCAACGGAGTGGTTGGAGTCGGAGGGAACTTCTCTGTCCGGGGGAATGGTGTTCGATACACCTGACGGACCGATCGATATTGCCCTGGCCACCGAGTATCCAGAATGGCTGAAAGACAAGATCGGGGAGGAGTTGACAGAGACCTTCGATCAGGATTATTGGGCGGGAATGAATGATACAACGAAGGGCAGGCTCCACACGATTTTGAACAACGGGCTGGAGAGTGGGAAGTCGATTACCACGATGGCAGCGGAGATAGCTGGATTGGGAGAGAAGTTTAGCAAGCAGCGGGGGCGGTTGATCGGCAGGACGGAGGCGGCCCACGCTCTGAACGGTGGTAGGGATGCTTCGATCGAGGGCCTGAAGGAAGCCGTGGGGCCGGAAGTATCACAGCATATTGGTAAGTCGTGGTTGTCTGTGCTGGGGACTACGACGCGGGACGATCATGCAAACTTGGATGGGGTACTTGCAGATGAAGAGGGAATGTGGTCGTTGGGTGGGGTGAGGATTCCGTGGCCGGGACACGTCAGTTTGCCGGCAGGCCAGCGTTGTAATTGCATGTGTACGATTTTGACTGAGTTGGGTGTTGGGGCTCCGCAGGCTGAGGTTGAGGGGGCCGTGGCGGAGCAGACAGAAGCATTGATATCATAGAAGAGGAGACTGAATAAATGTCCAAACGAAACGGCAAACACATCCCCGGAATCATGCTCCAATCGACACCCGACGATGTGAGCTTGTCGGCGTCCGTGGAAGAGAAGTTCATCGACCTGTGCGGGACGTACCTGCGGCTCAAGGGGGAGCAACTGCCCATCCCTTTGTCGCTTGGGCCTGACATGCTCAAGTGGCGGACGATGCGAGTGCGACACAAGGCTGGGGACTATCGCCACACCGAAGCTGAGAAGCGGAGTCTCAAGACGATTGCTGAGTGGACCGTGGAGGTCAATGCGGAGATGAGAAACCAGAAAAAGCCTCACATAGAATGGAAGGATTGATCCGATGGAATTGATGTATCTGTTCATAGGTTTGGGAGTTGGCATCCTGTTCGGTTTTATGCTCGGCGACAGGAGTCGGCAGAGCAAGCCTGACGAACCGACCGAGTTCGCCCGGCTCTTGAAACAGGCGACGAACGATCTGGACAAGGACGAGTCGGTGAGTATCACGTTGGTGGCTGGGAAGGGTTCTGACGAAGACGGCGGGGATTTCCCCGAGGCCCCACCCAGCATCGAGCAGAGGATGCTGGACAAATGGAGGGAGAACTAGACGATGGCGAAAGGTCCATTACTTGCAGACATAAATTGTTCCAAGATCAATTTCCAGCCTGGGGACCGGCTGTTGGTGAAGCTCCATCAACCGATGGGGAATGATCAGATAGCGAAGTTGAGGAAGACCGTTCAGCGGTGGGCGGGCAAGGACGTGGAGATACTGATCTATGACGGCCTGAGCATGGAGATGAAAGTTGAACGACCGAATCGAATCATATCATAAGGCGTTTGACGATCAGCAGGAATCGTTGGCGTCTTTTCTTCGTTGCATGAAACAGTTTGATCATGCTTTCTGTGAGGCGATGGCTGAGGGGACTGATTTCACGTTGGTATTGGAGGTGCGAGGGGACCAGCACAAGTTGATTCATTCCAGGGTGAAAACGGACCGCTTTGATCGACCTGTTGAGAAATCTAAAAAAACACTGAGTTAGGTATAGGAATACAGATGCCCCCATAGTATAATCAATAGCGATTCGTCAAGGTGCTGTTTAGGAGACAGGCTGCGGCGGACCCATGATGCTTGGGTTTATAGCCTAAGTGGATTCGGTTCCCGCAGCCTTTTTCTTTGGGAGTATGACAATGAGGAATGTAACCTTTTGGCTCGGCCACGGCATTGGGCTGGCCTCACGTGAGTTGGTTGTCACGAGGATGCGGGGAGCCGGGGACGATACTCCTTTCGCAGCAGCTTACAACAACGCAGCCATCGGTGCCGCAGTAGACAGCGTGGTGGTCCCGTTGGACAACAATCGACTCTGGGAAGCAGTGTTGGTTGATACGTTGGCTGACGGCACTGAGTCTGACCCAGACGTGCTGCATTTCCACACTGGGGAATTGCAATTCCCAGGCCCCGCTTCCCATTGGTCGAATCGGTTGCAGATTCTCCACATGGAGGACTTGAGTTCGAGTTCGAGCAGCGTGAGCAGTTCTAGTTGGAGCAGCACGTCGTTGTCGTCGAACAGTTCCAGCTCATCGAATAGTTCCAGTTCGGCCACATCCAGCTCATCTACCTCATCGTCTAGCTCTAGTTCTAGTTCGGTTACGAGTTCAAGCAGCTTGACCAGCAGTTCCAGTTCGCTTACGAGTTCCAGCAGCTTGACGAGTTCCAGCAGTTCTAGTTCGCTTACGTCTTCAAGTAGTTCGACCAGCAGCAGTTCGGCTACATCTTCGAGCAGCTCGACCAGCAGCAGTTCGTCTAGTTCTGCCACGTCGAGTAGTTCGTCCAGTTCTGCCACGTCTAGTTCTTCGAGTAGTTGCACGAGTTCCAGCAGTGCGACAAGCTCTAGCACTTCTAGTAGCTCGACCAGCTCGACCAGCTCTTCGAGCAGCGTGAGTAGTTCCAGTTGGAGCAGCAATGCTGGTAGCAGCGAGTCGTCAAGCACTAGCAGTTCCAGCACTTCTAGTAGTTCAACTGGTCAGTAATAAAACAAACAATCAATCAGGAGAATAGACGATGCCTGACAACGAAGTAATCGAATTATCCAAGCAGCATTTCAGGTCGTTCGCCCGGCAGATGAAGACGGTGTCATTGGACAACGTGTACATCTTCAAAACTGGTACGCGAGTCGCCATGAGGCGGTTGCATCTGAAGCATGATCCGTCGAAAGCCGTGAAAGGCATTCCCAGGGGGAGCGACCAGTTTTCACCACGGTCATTCATCTTGTGGACGGAGAAGATCAAAAAGACGGATGCGAAGGCTGTGAAACAGTTGATCGCATTCCACGCGACGATCACGGCCCGACTCGGAGGGTAGCCGAAACAATATCCGGCAGGAGAACCACATGGACCCGAATGAAGCAATTCTGGCGGCGATCAAGAGACGCCAACGGAAACAAACTGAGTTTGGCTACGGCATCATCACGGCCGATCGGTACGTATCATCCTTGCAGGATTGCGTAGGATCGGATGTCTGTTACCGATACGCTTCCAAGGGCCAGACCAGTTTCAATGACGTGTTGAGGAAGGCTGCCAAGACCTTGGTTTATTCCAACGCTGCGATGGTGGTAGAGGAAATCAAGGGAGCGGCCGAGTTGCAGGAGCTTCAGGGGAAATTCACGTTTCCCAAAAACACGTTGATGGCGTTCAAGCATGTGCTGACCACGCCGATGCAAGATAGGGACGGAGACATCATGCGGACAGAGGGAGCGGAACCGGACCCCCGTATGCTTCTTCTCTGGCAGCATGTTCATACGTTACCGATTGGCAAGATGGTCGGAACGGTGGAGCACACGAAAGATCATCTGAAACTCGTTTCTGCCATCGTGGACGTAAACGAGTTGTGCCACGATGCAGCAGTGATGATCGACAACGATATGGGTCGATTCTCGCACGGGTTCCGGGCGTTGGAATTCGAGGAGTTGAAAGACGACAAGGGGGTTGAACTCGGTGGTTTCGATGTGAAACGATTTGAGATCATGGAAGAGTCGCTGGTTAGTGTACCCAGCAACACAGACGCACAGACGGAAGAGGTCATCCTGTCATTGGTAGAGGGTGGCAAACTTACGTCCCCGCTGCTGAAGCAATACGGAAAATCGATCAGAGAGCACCGGCCCAAATCGGCCCAAGTTGGAATTGATCTGAAACTTACTCTAAATGGTGAGGAGATTCACGATGGCATACTCGACGGAAGCGGCAAGACAGAGGGCGGCGGCGAGGGGGGAGCCAGAGGCTCATCAAAGCAAACGAATGATTCGGCAGCAGAACCGGGCGAAGAGGAAGGAACAGCGGACTCTGAAGACGCAGAAGGTGCAGGTGCCCGATCCGCCGAGGGAAAAGTAACCACGTATCAGTGTGAATGTCTTGAGTGTGGGCACAAGGCCGAATTCGACGAGCATTGCAGGGATATTGAATGCCCGGAATGTGGAGGGGCAATGCGACGTGCTGAGAGGCTTGGCCCTGGAGCGAGCACCCAATCTGCTGAAGAGAAAGAAGTGAAAAGCATTGGTGCCAGTGATTTAGAAGGTAGTTGGGAGGAAATCACCGACAACCTTCGAGCCTCTGCTAAGGCGTTCCTATCCTCTAAAATATCCGGAATGAAGGAAAACGACTGGGTTTGGATCACTGCGACGTTTCCAAATTTTGCGGTTCTCTGTTGGGAGTCTTCGGAACCATACGGTGGGAGGCAGTATTTCAAGGTTTCTTGGATCGGAGGTGAGAATGGTCCTGAATTCGCCGGTGAACCGAAGGAAGTCAAGTTCTCAGTCGAGATTGAAGAGGTCGTCAAGCAAGCCAGACTAGAACAAACAAAACAAGGTCGCGTCCTGAGCAAGGGCAACGAAGCCAAAATCAGGGACGCGTTGGAAGCAGTCAATGAGGTGTTGGGAATGGACATCCCCCGCCCGGCGAAAGCCACCCTGCGAGAGGCCAGCAGCGGGCTTGGGCAAGTGCTCAAGGTCCTGGATGCCGACGAAGAGCCGAAGCAGGCAGAACTGAGTTTGAAGGACGCAATGAGTATGGTGATTTTCCAGACGACGATGCAGCAGCGAAGTACGCTGTTGAAGACGTTGGAAGTCATTGAACGGAACGAGAAGCAAAAGGAAACTGCGGAAGAAGTGCGTTCCATGTTAGGAGCGTAGACAGCCAGAACTTCGCAATGTAGTGAGGCGGCTGAGTTTGCTAAGGTCGAGATGAAAGGTTTATACCAATGAATATGACCAAAGCTCTGAAAGCGTGGATCGTCGAGCACATGAGCGTTGCGAACGATGCCAGTGACGATGATTTCCGTAAGGCCGCCAGTGAGGCTCTGCTTGATGGCACCCTCACCCCGGTCAAGTGTGCCGAATTGACGGTAGACAAACAGGATGAAAAGGCAAGTGAGCTGTCCACCAAACTGGACACCATCGCCGATGGGTTGGCGAAGCTGACCGAGACTTTAGTTAAGGCCGCTGAGAAGCCCGACGATGCTGTCGTGGCTGCTGAGAAAGCCAAGGCAGAAGCTGAGGTGGCTGCGGCTGCCGAGAAGGCTAAGGCCGTTGAGCTGGAAAACAAGGGCACTCCCGAGACGCTCGACGACCTCACGAAAGCCATTGGTGCTATCGGAGCTGATCAGGGAAAGGCCGGAGAGCCCCGCGTCAAGGGTGCTCACGAGATGTACGATGACAAAAAGTCTACGGCGATGTATCCAGCGGTCCGAGAGGATGGGAAGCCCCATGCAAAAGCTGGACAGGTGATGACTAACTTCGCCGAGGGCGGCCGTGCAATAAACACCGCTTCGGAGCGGGACAAGGCCGTCGTTGGCGCGTTCGGAAAGTTCTTGTGCTCCAAGGCCAGGTTGGGAGGTAGCGGGACGTTCGGTCTCCAGGCCCTTCCTGATCACGACAAAGAGCTGCTGCAATACGCCATGCGTGAGTGCAAGTGGTGTGGTGCATCGGACGGCGGCGACTATAGTGACATCAAGGATCGTCGGCTGACTCCGCGTGAGCAGAAGGACTTGATCGAAGATGCCACCTCCGGTGGTTTTGAGGCGGTTCCGATCGCGTTCGACGACATGGTCATTCAGACCCCGCTGCTCAATGGTGAGCTGTTCCCGCTGGTCAACACGATTCCTTTGGATCGTGGGACTCGGGTCGAGGCCGTTACGGTCGGTCAGGTCGGTTCGGCGTGGGGTGGCATCGACGCCACTGCGGTCGCCCTCTTCAACACGCTGGGTTATGTGACGGCCTTCAACACCACCATCCACAGGTGGCAGGGTTCGATCCAAGTTGGGCTGGATTTCCTGTCTGACACGCCGATCGACTTCGGCATGATCATCACTCAGCAGTACGGTCAGCAATTGCTAGAGGACCTGGACAACGTGATCGCCAATGGCACCGGGGCACTTCAGCCGGAGGGCGTGATGAACAAGGCGGCAGTCACCACAATCGCTTGGGGTGGTGCCACGTCTCTTGGCAACTACGAATCGCTGCGGTTCGGAGTCACCCAACAGGAGCACCAGGCTGTTACAGCAGGTTCGGCCGTGTTCTGCGGGACTGAGACCTCGTACCAGAGGGCTCGTGCCCTCCCGGTCGGTGCCGGTGATGCCCGTCGTCTCGGTGGTATGGACTACGATAAACGCAACTGGATGGAGCGTCCGTATAGGTTCAACAACAACATCGCGAACAACCAGATTTTCTACGCGATTTTGGCTCATTACCGGATGTACCGCCGACGTGGTCTGACGATCACATCGACTAAGGAAGGCAGTACGCTGGTCGGTCGAAACGAAGTCCTGTTCGTCGCAATGGCCCGCTACGGTGGGCAGTTGGAGCGAGCTACGAATGCGGCCGTCACTGTCACGGCACCTGCGTAGTCGGTGTGTTGCCTCCAGAGCCGGTTTGTCTCCGCCGGCTCTGGAGTGCTTTTACTTTTTCAATGGAGACATTTTACAGGAGACGTTTTAATCATGGCCAAGACAAGTGCAAACACGATCGTTCCCCCCTTCGGCATCGAGATTGATGCTCCAAGGAACAACGATGTTTTGATTCAGAGTATCGTCGGCTGCCGGCTGCGTTCGGCTCACAAGGCAAGGGCTGGCGTCCAAACGATGCCGATGGTTCCGAACATCCCTGGAATGCAGCTCCACGTTAATCCGGAAATGTGCGAGTATTCGATCATCGACCCGCTCCACGAGGACACCAACCTTTGTGACCAGATCGAAGCAGTGCTGAAGCAATCAAGTCAACTCGCATTGCAAAAGAAGCTGAGAGGTGTACCCCCTCGATCTGGCACGCTGGACGTGGATCGGATGAAGACCCTCTGCCGCGAGATACTTTGTCTGGTGGATTCTGACTTCGCCGTTGTGGTCAAAGGACCGAAGCCGTCGATGGAAGACGTGGAAGATCTGCCCGGTGATTTCCTGCTGAATCCTGGCAGTCGCGTCCACAATTCGCAGCCACGTTACGAGAAAGACCTCGATGCTTACGAGCGTCGGTTGAGTCAGGTGGGAGGATAGGGTGGCGAAGGGTCCTTCAAAGGTGATCTTGGCGGCGAGGGGCAGGAGAGGTGCCGCTGGAGCGAAGAAAAACGTTGATATTAAATGGTTCATCGAGAAGGTGTCGAATAAGGTCACGATGACCATGAGGGCCCGAGTGCGATTGGCCACCAACTTTTTGAAGAACAAGGTGGTCAAGAACATCTCACGCCCGGTGACGAAAAGCACGGGCGTGAGAAGTGGCAGGATCGTGGTAACGAATCGGAGCAAGCCAGGAGAGTTCCCGAAGGCCGACACAGAGTTGTTGATGAAGAGCATCTTTGAAGACGTTCGTTCAGCGGGGAGAGGCATATACGATGGATACGTTGGTACACCTTTGGATTATGGAGTGATCCTGGAACTCAGGAGAGACAGATCGTTTCTGGCACGGACGTTGAACGAAAATAGAACCACGGTAAAACGGATGTTGACAGGACCTATCAAGGGATAGTCAAATGACTCTGGCTGGTGCATCACAACTTCACGAAGCAATCAATGAAGCATGGGACGCTAGTACCCTGGATGCTGATTTCGAGGCGTTGTGGGCTGCTGGTGAGTCGGATGATTTTGAGGTGCTCAACGACGGGGAAGCTGCTCCCGAGCAGCCATTTCCTTATTGCGTCTTTGAACAAACAGCGGGGACGGTTGAAGCTCGAATGTCTGCGGATGCCACTACGAAGAGGCAGATTAGGGACATTCCCTGGCGTTTCGCCGTGTACGCAAAAAGGGTGAGCGGAGATGGTCGAACGGCGAAGAAGATCGCAGCCGACCTAGCTGAAAAAGTGATGAAGGTATTCGGTGGACACCCCACCACTTCCCCCGATCCTTTGACGCTTGATGATGCAAACCATTTGATTACGCAGTATGTGTCGGACTTTGGAGTGCGGCTAGACGACGAAGTGCATTCATGGACGATTGATTATCTGTTCCGGCTAGACGTACTGGTGAAATCATAGGAGTAAGCGTTCAATGGCACACCGTACAATATCATCGCCTAAAGTTACGATCCAGATGTCGGCTACCGTTCAGAACACAATGTTCGACGGGGCCGTGGCTGCCGGTGCTCTGAATGGTTCGATCTCTGACACGCTGCAGACTGGGGCGGAGGCCAACCAGGTCAATCGAGGATGGCAGTGGAAAGAGAAGACGCTGCTAGACGGCGTTTCTTTGGTTATCGATTTGTACGATTTGGCCAATCTGGACATGGGTGCAGGGATCGGCGTAGACATCGTGGGGCAGTCGTTGATCATCGAAGAGATCGTGGCGATAATGATCAAGAATGAGAATTTGGTCACTGCTGCGGGACAATTGGAAGTTGT